ATACCAGTGACGTAAGTAACTCGATCAACAGCAACAGCACAACAAAAAGTACAACTAATCAGAGCACAGCTACGTCTGGTTCGCAGTCGAGGTTTTATGGTGCGTCTAGCTATTGGAACGCAAACTCTGACGGAATTCTTGTAGCGGAGTCAGGCTCTGAGCTTGTCCTTGGCACGGGTGATTTTACTATTGAACTCTGGTTCTATGACGACAGTAATCACAATGGAGGCGGATCAGGTAGATGTTATTTATTTGACAACAGGATTGGTGGTTCAGTTGTTGGTGATCCTCCGACAATTACTGGATATGTCGACGGCAGTAGTGACATTAAATTTGGAACAAGTGGTGGCGGCACGATTACGAGTTCACAAGGTTCAAACGGAGTAAATAATAAATGGTTTCATTTTGCAGCAGTTAGAAGCAGCGGTACAACAACCCTTTATATCAACGGAACTTCTGTCGGCTCACACACAGATACCGCTAACTACCCAAACAACGGTATTGGCATTGGCAGGGCTACTGATGGCGGCTACGGATGGGCTGGATATATCCAGGATTTCCGTGTTTACAAGACTGCAAAATATACTTCAGATTTTAGTATTCCTGTCGAAGCCAACCCAACCATAGGAGCTGGTTGCGACAGCCTGATCGACACGCCGACGAATTACACGGCAGATTCTGGCAACAATGGCGGGAATTATGCGACGTTAAACAGCATCACTCCTGTTGGCAGAGACTGTTCTTTTAGAAATGGCAATCTTGATGTAGTCATAAGTGATGGATTTGGCAGTACAAACAACGACGGCATCAGAGCTGTTTCGACTATTGGGATGACATCTGGAAAATTTTATTTTGAGCATGTAATTACAGGTGGTAGTACAGCTCGCTCAAACGTAGGTGTTGTCAACGACATCACTGAATACGGATATGGTGGCAACCATTGGATTGGAAGTGGAGCTGGCGATTATATTGTTTGGAGCCACAGCGGAGAAAAGTATAACAGTGGCACAGGCTCTAGTTATGGTGTTACATGGACAACTGGAGATATTATCGGGTGTGCGTTTGATGCAGATAATGGGAACCTTTACGTCTACAAAAATGGCACTGTAATGAACAGTGGCACAGCGGCTTTTACTGGGCTGACAAGCGGGCCGTATTTCTTTATTGCTGCGGAAAAACAATCAAACATTACTGTTAATTTCGGCCAACGCCCATTTGTGTACACGCCGCCAACAGGTTACAAGTCTCTCTGCACGCAGAATCTTCCCGACCCAACGATTACCGATGGTTTGACGGCGTTTGAAGCAAGAACTTATACCGGCGTGACGGGCGCGTCATCGCAGACTGGTTACAAGTTCAGCCCAGATTTTGTATGGATTAAACGTCGAAATACCACCAACAATCACGTATTGACTGATATTGTGCGCGGTGCTGGCAACATATTGTTTAGCCAAACCAGTCAAGCAGAAGTTGATAATACTGCGTACTTTACCGCTTTTACGTCAGATGGATATTCATTTGGCACCGATGGTGGTGATACGGATGTTGGAGGGGGCTCATATGTCGCTTGGGCCTGGGACGCTGGAGCATCAAACACCACAATTAGTGCTGGCAGCCTGAATAGCTCTGTTTACAACACAAGCCGGGTATGGAGCAGTGGTATTGCTAATTCAAGCTCGGACTTTGACCAACCAGCAACTAACGGTTTTAATGGTAATCGTGGTAACAAATTAAGGACCGGTGGCAATTCAGTTCTTGTAACTTTGAATTTCAGTCCTGCGCTGACAGTAAATAGCACTATTGAAATTCTTGCCGAAGATTATCCAACTTCTAATCATAGATATACTGTCACTGTAGATGGCACAACGACGACTAAAGATGTCACGGCAGTGGCTGCCACATTTGATGTTTCTGGTTCATTAACTCAAATTACTCTTGACAATAATATTTCAACCGGTCGCACATATCTTACTTATATCAAAGTTGATGGAAAGGAGTTGATTGATAGCAATATAACTCCTCCCAACGTCCCAGCAATCGCTTCAACCGTTCGCGCCAATCCGTCTACTGGGTTCTCGATTGTTACTTGGACCGCTGCAGGCAATACTACAAATAGGATTGGCCATGGCTTGAATGCTGCTCCTGAGTTTATTATTACTAAAAGCAGAACTGCCAGCAATAACTGGAGAGTTTGGACGGCTGCCACTGGAAAAGATAAATATTTAGGGCTAAACAGCACAGGTTCTGCAAGCTCTTTTAGTAATTTTTGGAGCACTTCGGAACCAACTTCTTCTACCTTTGGTGTTTGGAACGCTACAGGTGCTGCTAACAATGACGGCAATATGGTGGCCTACTGCTTTGCACCTGTCGAAGGCTATAGCGCGTTTGGTTCGTACACCGGCAACGGAGATGCTAACGGCACGTTTATATACACCGGTTTTAAAATTGCATTCCTGCTGATTAAAGAATCAAGCGGCAGTGATGCTTGGCTTATTTGGGACAATGCACGCCAAGATTACAATGCACAAGGGCCGTATTTACAGCCACAAAGCAACACTACAGAGGGTGACGCTGACTATTTGGACTTCCTTTCTAACGGTTTCAAATGGCGCACCACAAATGGCGCAATGAATGCCTCTGGTTCGACATACATCTACGCCGCATTTGCTGAGCATCCCTTCAAAACCGCTCGTGCGCGGTAAATTTCTTTGATTTAGATTACTAAAAAAGCAACTTAATAATGTACGTTCTTAATGGCCTGAGATTGAAGTATGATGTTCCCTTCACCACAGAGGGCGTCACCTACCCTGCTAATTGGCTGCGCCTTTCTACTCCGGAACAAAGGGATGCCTTGGGAATTACCGAAAGGCCTGACATGATCGAGCCTTACTATGATCAGCGTTTCTTCTGGGCAGTAGACAATCCTAAGGCTTTAGAGGACACTGCAGTATTGGACAGCGAGGGTAATGAGACAGGCTCAACACAGACCGGCCTCAAAACTTTGTGGGTTAAAACACAGAAGGATACAGCCGCCAATTTACTTCTTCTAACGGATTGGTATGTGACTCGTAAATGCGAAACGGGTCAAGCAGTCCCAGATGAAATTACGAGTATGCGCTCAGCTATTCGTGCTGCTTGTGAGCAGCGTGAAGGAGAAATCAATGACTGCACAACCACTGCAGAACTCGCCGCTCTAATCAGTGAAAACAGGCTGACCGATTGGCCTGCCTCCTCTTAATCTTTCACACTACAATATAATTAAAGGTCAGGCATTATGTACATTCTTAACGGCTCACCACTTCCTCTTGATACTCCTTTTGAGGCAAAAGGAATCAGCTATCCATCAAACTGGTTGCGCCAGTCCACAAAAGTTCAGCGGACTGCGCTTGAGATTACATGGGAGCCTGACCCTATTCCGGGACACGATCAAAGATTTCGTTGGTCAGAAGATCTTGTAAAGCAATTTGCAGATGTTGTTGAAGAGGACGAAGAAGGTAACCCAACAGGGGTAGTGACAAAAGGGCTGAAGAGCAAGTGGCTTGAGGAGCAGAAAACAACCTGTAACACGCTGCTTGCCCCTACTGACTGGCATGTGATTCGTAAAGTAGAACGTGACGTGGCGATTCCTGAGTCAGTCACCACTTATCGCAATAGTGTCCTTACTGCATGTGCAGCCCGTGAGGCAGAGATCAATGCATGCACTACCACCGAAGAACTGGAGACTTTAATTACCGAGACTGGCCTCACGGATTGGCCATAAGAGTAATTCATTTAGAATGATTCTATCTAGGCGGTAATAAACAGTGCCATACATCGGTCGGCAAATTGCTCGTGGTCAGAACCGTAAAATCGATGATGTATCGAGTAGTTTTAACGGTGGCACGGCCACTTTTAATCTGCGAGTAGATGGTGAGGCGGTTTACCCAGCAACCACCCAGCAGCTATTTGTATCCATCGGTGGTGTCATGCAAAACCCAGGTACGGACTTTACCGTAGCTGCTGATCAGGTGACCTTTACAACAGCACCAGCTGGTGGATTGAGTTTCTTTGCCTTGATGCAGGGGGATGCGGTTGACACAAATACACCGGGCGATGGAACTGTCACCACTTCAAAAATCGGTGATGACCAGGTCACCGGAGCTAAATTAGCTGATAATATTACAATCTCTTCAACCAGCACAATTACTGGCAGCGTAGTTTCAGATACATCAGGGAACCTTCGCGATATTCCACAAAACGCAAAAACCAGTGCTTATGTTTTAGTAATCGGTGATGCAGGTAAGCACGTCAGCATCACGACTGGCGGTGTTACTGTTAATTCAGGTATTTTCTCGGCAGGGGATGCTGTAAGTATTTACAATAATAGTGCGAACGCACAGACAATTACGCAGGGTAGTTCAGTCACCATTCGTCTTGCTGGAGTTGGCACTGCAGGTAATAAAACACTTGCGGCTTATGGGTTGGCGACCTTATTATGCATCGCAAGTAATGAATTCGTGATCGCTGGTACTGGAGTTAGCTGATGGGAATGCATCAAATGCTGGGACCAAGTTTTGGTTCCGGTGCTGATTACGAGATTCAGCGCAGCTTGCGCTTCAATTCAGCAGATTCGGCTTATCTCAACCGCACCCCGTCATCTGCAGGCAATCGGAAGACGTGGACCTGGTCGGGATGGGTGAAGCGTTGTGGTAACAACAACTTTGAAACTATTTTCAGTGCTGGAGGTTCCAATACTGGTTTCAGAACCAATATTACTGTTTTCTTTTACCAAGACGACGACGGTACTCACCCATCGCGACTTGTCGTTGGAGAGGGCAATGGAGCCTACCTAAGAACAAATGCCATGTTCCGTGATCCGGGTGCATGGGGACATCTTGTCATTGTTACCAATACAACTCTCAGTACTGCAGCTGATCGGATTAAAATTTACTGGAACGGGGTAAGGATTACTGATTTTAGCGAAGACTCTTTGTCTTCTAACGTACCGCAAAATAGTGACATAGGATACAATACAACCGACCGGCATGCGATCGGATCTCAGTCCTACAACAGCGGTTTATCTCAATACGCTAGTTTATATCTAGCTGAAATTCACTTTGTTGATGGTCAAGCACTAAGCCCGTCTAGCTTTGGTGAATTTGATGATGATAATAATTGGAATCCTATAGAAGCTGATGTAACTTATGGCACAAATGGTTATTATTTAAACTTCTCAGATAATTCAAGCAACGCTGCGCTTGGGACGGATAGTAGCGGTAATAGCAATACTTGGACTGTTAATAACATAACGGCTGCAGCAGTAGCTAGTGCCAACACAAGTCAAACCTGGAGTTCCAGTAGCACTGGTTACCACTCAGGTGCAGGGAATGCTTTTGACGGTAACCTCACAACTTCTTCCTTTGCTACTAGCGGTGCTAACGCAAATGCTTATGTGGACATCGTCCCTATTAATGCTTCAAAAGTAGAGGTTTATATCAGCGCTTATGGAAGCGGATCAGCTGGTGCATATTACTACTGTAGACAGACAAATGGTACTCAGCATACATATACGATCTCCTCTTCAGGAACTTCTCTGGGATGGATCACTGTTTATGACGGAAGTCAAATATCAATAAATAGATTGGGCGGTGCTCGTAATTCATCTGCAGCGGCAGGTAGCGCACAATACGGCTGGAAAGTTGATGGAGTTTTATTGGTCAATACTGGCACGGCTGGCTTTGATCCTACAGCCATCGACAGCCTTGTCGACTCCCCAACCAACTACGAAGCCGATAGCGGTAACAACGGTGGTAATTATCCAACATGGAATCCCTTTGACAACGGTGGCGCACTTGTTCTTTCCAATGGAAATTTAGAAGCTGCAGATACGAACAACAATCAGCACAGAGCTTGCCGAGCCACGCAACGAATTCCAAATAGTGGTAAATGGTATTTTGAATGTACTATCACTACATTTTCTAATACCATTGCTTTTGGTATTAGTACCAGTGTGGCTGTTGATCCTGAACTAGCCACTTCTGGCTCGCGTTACTTACTTGTAAACACTGGAGGTAATGTTCAGAGATACGATGGAAGTTCTTGGACTGAATTTAATGGTCAGTCTGGACTAGGGACTGGAGCGTCCCTTAACAGTGTCTTGCAAGTTGCTGTTGACCAAGACGCTGGCAAGCTTTGGTTTGGTCTCAATAACGTATGGTTAGGTACTACTACAAGCGCCGCTGGGAACCCTAGCAATGGAACTAACCCCACTCTTAGTGGCACATATACCGATGCTTTTCCTGTAATTAACTGTGTGAATTGCGCGGGCGCTGTAAACTTTGGACAACGTGGATTCAAGTACACGCCGCCGACAAATTTCAAGTCACTCTGCACGCAGAATTTTCCCGACCCACCGATTGCCGATGGTTCGACGGTGTTTGATGTAATTACGGCAACAGGTAATGGTGCGGAAAGAACATTCACGATGCCTGGCGGCTTTGGCCCAGATCTTGTTTGGTCGAAGTCTCGTAGCAGCGCTTACAACCATGGATGGTTTGACACGGTGCGTGGCGCTACTAAGCGTTTGCGTTCAAACTCAACGGCCGCTGAAGATACTTCAGCGCAACAAGTCAAATCTTTTACAAGTGATGGATTTGTTCAGGGAACGGACGTTCCTAATACAAGCGGAGAGTCCGGCGTTTATTGGGCATGGGACGCTGGATCATCAACAGTCAGCAACACTGACGGCAGCCAAACTTCACAGGTCAGGGCAAATCCAACGGCTGGATTCAGTATTGCTACCTTTAACACGCCAGATCCGTCTGCCAATTTTACTTACGGGCACGGGTTGAATGCTGTTCCTGAATTTGTAATTCATAAGTTTACTAGCGTGAACAGTAACTGGTACACGTATCACAAATCCATAGGCCAAAAATACATCAACTTAAATGACGCTGACGGGGCAGCAACAAATCAGTTTACGACTGCACCAACATCTAGTGTTTTTACATATCCTTCGAACCTAATTGTTGGACCTAACTATCCAGTGGTGGCTTACTCGTTCACCTCTGTCGCAGGCTATAGCGCGTTTGGTTCGTATCCCACTAACGGTTCTGCTGATGGCCCTTTTGTTTACACCGGATTTAGGCCACGCTGGGCGCTGTTAAAGGAGTCAAGTTCTAACGGCGAGCTTTGGGTTATTTACGACACTGAAAGAAATCCTTTTAATGTCATGGGCAAACAGCTTTATCCCGCCTTAAATGCGGCTGAAGCCGATGCTACTGCTAGTACTCACGCAAGAATTGACTTTCTTTCTAACGGTTTCAAAATCAGAGGTTCTCACTCATCAATTAATACGAATGGAGAAACGGTAATTTACGCCGCATTTGCTGAGCATCCCTTTAAAACCGCCCGTGCACGGTAAATTATGGTATTTAAAATTGTCATTACAGTTCTAGCCCTTGCCCCGAACCTTTTGATCGGTTACTTATTTCTCAATAAAGACGCAATTATTGAGAATCAGAAAAAGGCTTTGCTTGGGGCTCTGTCTGGTCAAATCTCAGGTCAACTGAGCCAGCAGACTGATGCCATAAAAGATAACATGGGTTCCATGTTCACAGAGACTATTAAGCCAGAAATTAAAGCAGGTGACCAGAATACATTAAAAGCAATACCTAAAAATACAGGGCCTGCGTTACCCTTCTAGTAATGCCCCAAATACCTGATCTTACAATCAGGCCTTTGAATGATCTGTCTGTTCAGACTGTTCATACTTGGGTTACCGTGCCGCCAGTGGTCAATGCGGTGTCGCCGCCAGTCACTTTAAATTTAGGCACGCCAATTATCCAAATACCTGGTTGTGTAAAGGCGCATCCAAATTCTGATAAGTCGAATCAGCTTAACGATGACGACCCTAAAGGGGTCAGAGTTTATTGTGACGCTAATCAACCAACATTTAGCCCTCTTGATTACACTCCTGAAAACCTTGTTTACCAAAAACCAGCTAAATTTCCTGGTTATAAAGGTTCTAATGCAAAAGCAAAGGATGACCAAGTAAAGGATGATGTTCCTAACACGGCGCCACCCATAACGCCTACAGGCGGATCTGGAGATTTACCTGGTGATGAAGAGAATGAAAAAGAAAATGTTGAATTAGTGTGTGACGAAGGTTATAACTTAGTCAACAAGGAATGTATAGAAATTGTTGAGGAAGTAAAAGCAGAGATATCTTTTATCGAGAAGTATCTCCCTACGTTACCGCAGACAACAACGACAGCAACTATAGCTGTTGTGGCTACAACCTCTGCATTGATGGCAAAGCCACTTGCGGATTTACTTTTAAAACTTGTTAAACCTACTGTGAAGAAGATAATGAAGAAGATTGCTTCGTTGAGAGGACAGTCCCAGAAGGTGGAGAGTGTTTCGCAGCGCCGACTTGCTCAGCGTGATCGGAATCGTGCGATCCGTGCTCTTCGTGTAGCTCTAAAGAAATAGGATGATAATGAGGGACTAATGTATCTCCAGGCAGTTTGACGACTACATCTTTGCAGACGTCAAAATAAGGTGATTTTGGGTGAAAAGTTATTCCATTTTTTGCCAGCTCGCCACAATTTTTAAGTCTCGCAATTTCAAAATCTAATCGACGATTGGCCAGCACTTGTTGCTGAAGGGCTATTTGTGTATCTACAGCTTTCTTACATCTATCCTGAAGGCTTCGATCTAAGGGCAGGGATAGTGTGGCGGACAGGCCACCATTAATACTGTGATTATTTTTTTGACCGGTTCTTACATCTTTCCAGTATAAAATTGAACCTGGGTTATCAATGACGCCGTCTCCATCTATATCGCTGGTGTCATAGACAGGATCTTGATAGTATGCCTCAAACGGCTTTTGATATGAGTTGCTATTAGTAATAAAGGGCGTGAGGTTAAATGTAGGCCCTTGACATTGAATACCTGCTCCGTAAGTATTTGTAATATAAGGGCCTTGTAATACCTGAATTGCCTGATTTGTTACTGACCCGCTACTTGTCGCGACCGGGTTAGCTGTGGCGCTGACACCGCCGACATCGGCAGCTATTGCCGGAGAAGTGAAAGTAGTGAGTGCAGTTATTGAGAGAATATAGAAGTGCTTTCTGTGACGCTGTGAATTTCTGTTGTTCTTTGAATCACGGTTTGATTGGAAAGGCCAGGCCCATTCATAGTCTCCGTAAACTGGAAGCCTGCTCCGGGATTGACTATTTCCCACCTGGGTTTGTTGGCAGTATCCAGAGTTGTCCATGTACTTGTGACTCCGTTTACCGTGTTGGAAGTCGAGTCGGTAGCATTTGGCGCAAGACTGCCGCCAGTGTTTTTGATATTGCTACCAGTTACAGAGTACTGGTAACCAGTGTTGTAGTCAATTGAATTGATTGTTTCAGTAACCACTGAAGTTGTTTCAGTTTTTGACTGTAAGCTACCTTGAGTAAAATTTGGTACTACGGGGACTGAATACGCAGCTTGCGAAAGGCCGTGCAAAATTCCTAGGCAAAAACCTAGTACAAGCGAATCGCGAAGGTTATACATCTCAACGCACAGTGACCTCACTGACATGCTGCCCTGTAGCCGTGGTTCCTGCCCCACCAGCGGTGATCGTCATTGCACCGTCTGTGGCGATTGTTCCAGCCAAGCTACCTGCCAGACCTCCAGAGGAGGTTGTTGTGGATCCCAGCATTGGAAGAGACGGCACGACTCCAGATGTAACTGTCGTCCCGCTCGTCACATCATCACCTTCGATAAATGATTCACTGAACGTGAATGCATCACCTGCAGTTGTGATTTCTGCCCCCATTGGCGTGTATCCAACCGCTGTGCCTGATGAAAGCGCACCTAGGCCACCAAAAGAGCTGCCTGATTTTACAGAGATATTGGACCCGCTTACTGAGTATGTACTGCCAATACGTGTCGCTTGGCTGGCTGCTCCGTCAACAGTAAGTTGCACTGAACTTTGGAGTTTGTGAGTGATATCTGCACGTGCAGCCCCTGCAAATAAGAAAATCAACGCGAAGATACGGAGCATGGCTTTATCTACATTACTTTGATATTAAACGGAGCAAACACAGTATGATATTAATTGAAAGTGATTGTACTCATGGCCGATCCTATTAAAGAAGAGTCAAAGAAGAAGGGCGTCTTCGCCAAATTAAAGGAGAAAGCAGGTGATACAGAAGAACATCTAGCACTCTTATCTACTTTTGTGCGCTTAGGGGTGTTGATTTGGAGTGGGGGGATCCTGACACTTAATTATGTGACCATTCCAGGTCTCGCTCAACAAAAGATCGATCCAACTTTCATTGCCAGCGTGTTTACCGGCGTTTTGGCCTCTTATGGAGTACAAACAGCCAAAAAGTCTGGTGATGGCACGATGAAAATGAAAGACGGTGGAGCTGGTATTACCAAAGCTGATATCGAAAAGCTGATTGAAAAGGCTGCGCAAACCGCTCCAGCACAGGTTATTAGAGTCGAACAAGCTCCTTTAAAGATTACGACCACGTCCGTAGAATCTGACGACACCTACAAAATGTAAGATGAACTATAAACCTCTTTTGATCGGAGTAGCTACTGTTGTTGGTGTTGCTCATTTAGGTGTTCTTGGTCATTTGGTCCTATTACTTAGAGAGGACTCAAAAGTCGTAATGCCGTCCATTAATTTACCTACAGGACCGTACTCGTCGTACAAAGTAAACGTTGATAAACAGGGATATCAGCTCCAATACAATGCAAATGACCCCAAAGTTCTGAGATCTAAACGGGTCCTGGATTTAGATCAAACTCGCTCCAGCAAAGGCGGCTTCTTGAAGCCTGCCGAGATGCTGATTGAGGACCGTAAGGAGTATGAGACCCATGAATACACGATGGAAGGTTATCGGAATTCAGGTGAGGGTGGTCCTGTCGGCTCGGGAAAGCCCGGAGAGCTGACTGCAAAACAAGTAGAGTGTATAAAGGCGGCAGGCTCTGGAGAGAGCACAGGTGCGATGATCGGAGCAGGCGTGGCCGGTAGTTTTGCCCCTACCCTAACTGCCATTCCTTATGTCGGGTGGCTTGCAAGCGGCTGGGCAGTGATGTTCGGTCAGGACAAAGGAGCAGAACTTGGTGGAACAGTCGCTAGTGTGTTAAAAGACTGCGATGCCTGACCTTCATGGAAGAAGAGGGGATATATCTGACTATACAGTTGCACGAAAGTGACGTTGCTCAATTAGCTGAATCTGTAGAGTTTCACTGGAAAATGTGGCCCGGCCATCCAGCGCGTCCGCTTGAGGAACAAGAGCGTCTTTATCGTCTAAAGGCAATATTGCGTGTCGCCATGCTGGAAGTTATGTATCATAAGGATGAGTAATATTTTCAAATGGGACGAGAGATAAGTATAAGAGCAAAGGCAAATACGAGTTTTGTAGTGCTTTCAGACAACGACAAAGAGGGCGCTGTACTGAAGGACCGCAGAATACCCAGCTGCAAGCTTCTGCAAGATTTGGAGTCATCATTAGTAATTAGTTCCCCATTAGGCACATGGTTGCTTGTTAAGGATGACTGGATTATTGAGCAGGATGAGCATGTAGAGAAGCCTTATAAAGAAGAGGGCGGTTTCCGTTATATAGAGGGCTGTCCCTATTTCCATTTACCGCTTGAAAAAGAGCATGATCACCGGAAAGGCCTGCTTTACAGCACAGCCAGCTGTCTTTTAGGTTTAAATATTGGCCCTATTAATTCTCTCGACGATTACTTAGAGGCTGTATATAAGCACGGATCAGGTACTTGGAAGGCGCATAACCGTGAAGGTTTGTCAGAAATCGGTGTGGGGTGCACAGTGTCCCACACGATAGGTCCCCAAGAAATTGAAGATGAGATTGATGAAGGGCGTCCCGTCGTGATTGCTGTTGTGGCAAAAGGTACATACCGTAAGCCCTTCGGCCTCACTTATTACGTCTGTATATATGGGTACAGCAAGGACTCTTGGCTTCTCCATGATCCCTGTGGTCGCTTAGATCTGAAGAACGGTCTTTGGGAATCGACTCTTGAGGGTGCCGGCAAAGGGGTCAAATACGATCGGTTGCTTTCAGACAAACGTATTTTTTATGGCGGCGGTGCTAGCGGCTGGGGTTATCTGAGATTTAACGAATTGTGAGCTATACTTATCGCAAATCAAGTAAATGATGGACGAAATTCTAAGGGATACTGAAGAAAAGCTGCTTATCCAGCAGAAAGACTTAGCCGACAAGATTCGTGTTGGCGAGGACTCTTTAATGCGTGACAAAGAGCTTTATCTCAAGGTGACAGGCGCTCTTGAGGGCATTGCGATCGTCAAGCAGCGGATGGCTCCTCAACTTACTGAGGCATCTGTTGAGGCTGAATGAGATGATGGAAAATCTCACTAAAAGCCGCTACAGAGCATTAGAAACAGTCGCCGAGCATTTGTCACCACCCTCCCGAGAAATGCGCTTGGAGGCCATCATCAAGGATATCCCAGAGGAAGATCTTAGATGGGTGGTCGATAAATTGCACTATTTCATATTAAAGATCTTGGAAGATGCTGAAGTCGATCCAGCTGAGGATGACTTCGACGTCCTGTCCCCTGGACTGACTGATTAGTAGGAGCGGAGGGGGTCGAACCCTCACGACCGCTGTGGTCTCAGGATTTTAAGTCCTGTGTGTCTACCGATTCCACCACGCTCCCACGGCTGCAAGCATAACGCAGAGCACAAGTGTGTGCAGCATACAGTTTTGACAAAGCTGGAATACCAAAAGTGTTTCATTGCGAGCAAGACTTACTGATCAATCTCATTGTTCTAAGCCCAAAGGCTGCTCGCCGAAAATTTAGAAATTATATCTTCGAAAGTTGGGAATGGGAATGTGCTTATTGCGGAAAGAAATTGACAGCTGATACCGCAACTATTGATCACATTTTACCTAAACATAAGGGCGGCCATAACATTAGGTCCAACATGGCTTGCTGTTGTTCTAGCTGCAATCGGGCAAAAGGATCTACGCTTCTTAATGATTGGTACACCTCAGAGCTGCCCTATTTCACGGAAGAAAGGTTTGATAGAATTACTGCATGGGTGGAGCAGAAATCCTGTTCAATAAAGCTACCCCACACAGAACTCGCTCAACCGTACATAGATAATGACTCCTACATCAGCTGGGTCGCAGTCTAAAGAAAAAGGTTTTCTCGATAATTACATCGAAGACTTGAAAAAGGAACGTATCCCTGAAGATGGAGATCGTGCCTTGCGTGGTGAGGTGGGGGATGATGTCTCTGGAAAGATGGACCGAGGCGTATTGAAGGTGTGAAATGGCTGACCGGAAGAAAGCAAAACGCTTAGCAAAAGAGCGCATGAAGTGCAACAAGCCCAAGAGGACACCAGGGCACGCAACCAAGAGCCATGTGGTCAAGGCTTGTAAGGATGGTGAAGAAAAGATTATTAGGTTTGGCCAACAAGGTGTCAAGGGAGCAGGCAAGAACCCCAAGACTGCCAAAGAAAAGGCCAGAAAAGCGTCGTATTACGCTCGCCATAACGCACAAGACAGCAAACCCGATAAAATGTCAGCACGTTACTGGTCACATAAAGTGAAGTGGTGACCGCTTCATAGAGAAAATGCCTGTCTTTCTCAGCTTTCTGACCTTTTTCACAGTGGCCTATTTATCAGGTATTTTGTTTTTGGTGCAGGCAAAAACTGAGCGTAGTCGTAGGCGTAAACGTAGGAATCGCAGCAATTGACCATTTATTTAATGCTGGTAGGATAGATCCAAGGTAAAGGCTGAAAATGGATGCATTAGGACTCCCGGTGGATGTTGAATTTCAAATCCACGCAGCGTCACTAGCCATTCAGGGCATGGATCGAGACGAGTTAGAAGAAGCTTTTGTAGAAATGCTTCATCAAAAGGCTCACGATCGCCAGATGTTCCTCTCAATCCTCAAAGATCACGGCATTGATGCCGAAGTCACCTTTAATTACTCAACCTTCGGTCAAATCTCCTAAAAACAATGGCAACTCGTACCGTACAAGGAACACTTGACACCTTTTCTGTTAATACAGGCTCTGACGTCACGTATGAGGGCGCAGGGAGCGGTAACGACAGGAGCCTTAATATCAGGGCCTTCAAGGTGAATCCTGGTTCTACAGGCGATATTACGGTTTCCCTCAATCAGTCTTTTGGTGTGATCGGCATGGAGATTTTCCAGGAGGACGATCACTCTGCCGCTAGCGCACCGACTGGTTATAAGAAGGCTTTTAACGTGACGCAAGCCGGAAAGGGCAAAGGTGCAGTTGGCGTGACTGTCACTGACGCTTCTAAAGACTATATTGTCCTCCTCAAGCTCGATGGGTATTCTGAGGTGAGCTATACCGCCACCGTTGAAGTCCCGTAAGAAACAACAGTCTTGGAAGGACTACCCTTTTCTTACCGACATTGGTATTGAATTAATTAGATTGCATGATACGCCTCGTACCTACATCGGTATGGGGCGTTTTGCTGCATATAAGGATTTTGGCGAGGCAAATTGGAAGATTGGATATGACAGTCTCAAACTTGGCAAAAGGCGCGTTGCCTATAACGAGAAATGTGATCGTGCAGACATCGAAAGACAGCTGATAGAGGATCTAAAGGGCTTCTCTTTGGAGGTTGCTCAGTACGTCCAGGTTCCGCTCAACCGACACAGGAAGGGAGCAGTCCTCAGCTTTGCCCGCAGCCTAGGGATACTGGGCTTTAAAAACTCAAAGCTTTTAAATTTAATCAATAGCCACGCTCCGAAAAAGCAGATCATCGAGGAGTGGAGTCCATATATAAACAGGTATTGGCTTTGTGGTGGCAGCAGAATGCGTGACAGGCGGAGAGAAGAACTCAACATCTATTTATCTGCAGATAAGGAAATACCTACATTCACAAAACACAGTTGCCACACGTCAATATGTCTTTTGAATTTGGCGGAAACCTATAACGGTGCACCGAATCAAGTAAAAGCTATTGAGTACTTAGAAAAAAAAGTCAAAGAGTGGGATCCGTCTGGTCATGCTCTGCGTAGATTTTTTCGACTTTGGAGCCAACCCCCAGCTGGTCTAGGCAATCAAGTGCGTCCGGGTCAAAATGTTGAAGAAGATCAATAGCGTCGAGAATCTGCAGCTCTTTAGAATAATTTTCCATAAATTTTTCATACTCCATCGTTAGATGTCTCTTCGTTTGCTAAAGCAATTTTAAGCAATACCAAATATCCAATCAAATCCATGATGACGTCTTCATCATCGTCTAAGAGGTTTTTGCCTTTCATGATTCGATTTAATTTATCGTCTATACGTACAAGAATCTGTTCATGTGCACTGCTCTGACTAAAAATTCTTACAGGACTGATAGCTGAGTCTCCGTATTTGCTGTTCTTGTAAAGCAGTAACTCCTTGACATCATCACAGACTTCCTTAATACGAGTTTGTGTATCAGTAAGTGTCATTAGAATAGAGGGATGAACAACGAGACACGCCAATCCTACGATATCGACAATCGTCGTGCAGGAACTTATGCCGATGCTTTAGGCAGATCGTGGGCAGCTTCTGACAATGAAGGTGGGAATCAATTTCTAAAAAATTATCTTGCAAGACGTCGAGCAGAGGCGACACCTAATCTAGATTTTGAGAAGTCCCAGGAAGGCAGAATTCAGATGGCCGGACCAGGTGATGCCGTTTACGGCTACAGGAACGAATTTAGGGCACGCCAATAACCCTGCCAAGAGGTTCAAATATTTCCTTAAATCTATCGGCCTGATCGAAGCCGTACTTAATTGGAGGTAAGTAGACGAAATAGCCCCAGAACATTGGAGTTTTATTCACGAAATATTTTTTACCGTGAATAAGGCGTGCGCGGTCTTTTGGGAAACACATAGGAAAGTCCCATACTTCTGGGCATGTCCTCAGCATCTCCGGATATGTCGTATAGAACAGTGCTTCAGGAATGTTCCGCAGTTTCCATTCCCTATGGAGACGGCGAAACCAGATCACAGAAGGATGTTTTGAGTTAATTCCACTTCGTGTGCTCCATCTCCAGCTCCCGCGTTTTTTGTTGTAGGAGCACCTACCGTAAGTAGGAGGGAAAAGATAGGTTTTTCCTGTCCAGGGGTCTTGCGTATTTAAACCATCGTCATCGAGGGTGTAGATTTTTTTAGCCTGAAGAAACTGCAGGTTTGCATCGTGAGTAGAACAAGGATCTAGGTCTACTTCTCCTAGCAAATCGTGTATATAAGGTAAATAATCCGCAGGTGTAAGCCAATCCTCGGAAATATGATAAATTTTTCCAAGAATATTCCTTAAAGACTTCCAACTCTGCTTGGTTTTCTTCAAAGCATAAGGAAATTGCTCTGAGTATTATCGCGCTTGTAGTGGACCAGTGCAAGTTCATTCTCGTCCTGAATGAGAAACAGAGATTCCTTGTCTGGTTCGATGCTTTCAGCGCGGCGGATTGCTTTTTGGAGCACCTCTGAGATCGATTCCTGGTCTCGGTTGTCCTCTAACGCTGTAATTAGCGAGTCGACAGGGAGATAGAACATGCTTTCTTTCTCCGAGGCGCCAGGCTTGAATACAAGTGCTCCTGGCCCCTCTAACCTGTAAAATTTTTCGTAGAAATCACACATATCGGCGCAAATACGCTCGATCGTAAGTTTGATCAAAGTCTCCTCAGTCTCTCCTGTTGCGCTGAGCATCAGTTTGCTGAGCATTTTGTTACGACGACTGGTCATGGTATTTTCTACTTTCAGTAATACTAGCAAGTTTGTTGTGAACCAACAGGTTGAGCAGGTTCTTTCAATTTTACAAAATTAGATAAGCCTGAGCGCTTTAGGGTTTCCAGTAATTTAGGGAGCGGTTTATACAACACCACTGCCTTTTGCATGTTGCCGATCTTCTTGATCAGCTTTCCATCGGCGTCGCGGAGCTTGGTCAGTTCCCCCTGCCTAATAAGGTATTCAGCCACGCAGCGGTACCTTCGCTTTTCAGCCAGGTTGATGTCAGGGTACCTATCACAGATGGTGCTGATCTTCATGTCACTGAAAGTAATTCGAATTTGATCAGCAAGAGACAAGCCTAGAACGATGTCGGATGTGCTGGTCTCGTAACCGCAAACCAGCTCCAGATAACGTCTGAGATCAGGCGTCTCAAAGCTGCCAGATGGAGGGATGAACATTGAGACCTGTTCAACCAGAGATGGCACCAGCATGTCAGCATAGTTTTCTATCGTCACTGCCGCTATATCTAAATCCGTAAAACGGTAACTCTGATACGAGTTCGTACTGGTCTCCTCTGGCTCGAAATCAGTCTTTTCGAGTACATCCAACCAGTCTTCATCTGGGGTTGTACTCATAACGATTTATTTTCTTGATTAATTTTAGCGATTTCTTTGGTTACTGTCTTCTTGTGTTTCTCAGCCCACTGACGCTTGTGGTCTGCAATCAGGGTGCTGATGTAATACTCCTTCAGCGGGGTGAAGTGCTCTTTGAAAGACGTGACCTTAAACCATTGCGTGCCATAGAGGTCTTCTAGGCGTTTCTTTGCTTTATCGATGGAACCACCGTAATTTTCTGCCTCCCATAGATGTGTAGCCATTCTTTTTTGTACCTGTGTTAGCAAGGCTTCGATTTCAACAATAGACAACGAATGGATTAACTCGCTAAACTCTTGAAGGAAAGGGTATTTTGTTTCATGCGCCGTCCCATTACCTACGCTGAGCTCATTTTGCTCTTTATTTTTGTCCCCGTTGGATTCTTTGGTGCCGCCCATTTGCACGAGTTTGTGACGGATAGAATCAGTATAGAAGTGCGTTTTAAGTAGGACAATGGGCTCAGGTGGTAGCAAGACCAAAATTGAAGTACCGAAGCCGGTTGTATATCAGACGAAAGTCCCTGAAGCGGATTTCGACTACGGTAAAGAAGTTCTGGGTAAGACTCAGGCCCGGACCGACGCTCTAAAAGACTACGCAAGAGAAGCTCTTGGTAATAGAAGATATCAAAGGATGAAAGATACGGCTCGTAGAACACTTGAGCTGGGCTCATATTTAGGTTCTATTCCTGCTGATCAAGGTAGTTACACTACCAGTGGCACTTCCTTATCACAGGCCGGAACACAGACCGGAACACAAACCGGGTCACAGACCACAACCACTACAGTTCCTTTTCAACAACAGTCCGTACAAGACAGCGGTTTTGATCCTGGACGCTTTGGAGAGGCCGGTGTCGGAATGCAGGACTTGGCTGAGCTTCAGCGAAGAGGCTTTAACAGAGACCAGATTTCTGATTATGTCGATGACGCACGGTCACGAGGACTGAATATCGGTGATCGGGTTCAGGATTCTTTAAACTTGATGCATAAACAAGGAACCCTCCCAGGCGCTATCAAAGATAGTGGTTATGATCCTGCGTCTGCAGGAGAGGCTGGATTCGGTTTCGAAGACGTCAAAGAACTAGCTGGACGAGGTTATGGTCAGCAACAAATTCGTGATTATGTAAATTATTTACAGAGTCAGAAAGAAACAGGTCCTGCACAAACTCAGTCAGTACAAGAAAGCGGCTACGATCCAGCAGCATTTGGAGAAGCAGGTGTCGGAATGAAGGATCTGACAGAATTACAGAGGCAGGGA